AATCAAGAGTATTGTTTTAAAGCTCAAGATCTAAACGCATATTCGTATTCATTCTTTACACTTCCGCCAAAAGAAAATATGTTATTGTTATTTCCTTCTTTTATAAAACACAGGGTTGAACTACATAAATTTCCAGAAACTCAACAAAGAATTTCTATTAGTTTTGATTATGGAGTTAAGTCATGAGAGAGTTTTGCTATTGGTTTTTAAAAGAATTATATACTAAAGAAGAAGTAAAAAATATTGTTGATTATTTTGAGCAAAATTATAATAAAGAATTGTACGACCGTCCTGCTGATGCCATTACAAAAACATCCGAAGTTAAACTGATTGATTGGTATAAAATTAAACACTTTTTAGAAAGATCCCAACAGGCTGCAAAATATATAAATTCTACTCAAATAGGATATGATCTTTACGATATGACCGATTATCATTGTGCTAATCTTAACACTTACGATAGTCAAATTCAAGGCAAATACGATTGGCATATAGATGCAAGTAGGGATAATGCTCCTACAGATATTAAATTAACTGTAATAATAAATGTATCAACTGACTCGTATACTGGTGGAGAATTTGAAATGTTTAGACAAACTCCAGTAAGAGTATCGGAAGTAGATTCACCGGGATCAGTTATCATATTTCCAAGTTTCTGGAATCATAGAGTACTGCCAGTAACATCGGGTGTTCGACGTACAGTATCTTATTGGATTGATGGTCCAAAATTTAGATAATTAAAGTGTCAGACTCATTTGTCTACCCTTCCAAATATTTCCGCTTAACCAAGTATTAAAAGATAAACTATATCTAGTAGTATCTCCAGGATTCATAACTTGTACTTCGTGTTGTAAATGGCTTGGCCATATTAATAATAGTCCAGGTTCTGGTTTTATAGTCCAAGTTTGACTGTTTAAAATATTCCAGTTTTCTTTACCCCAGTGTATTTGAGGGTATCTATCGCCGGTAAAAGTTATTCCAGCATCGCTATGATCAAAATATAAACATCCGCTAAACACACTATTAGGATGCCAGTGCGGCACATGTTTCTGACCATGATTATTACGATTAAGCCAGCTTATTGATACATTAATATCTATATCTTTAGATGCTAACATTGATGTATAAAAGAAATAATCTAATGCCGAATCGACTTGACTACGAATAGGTTTCCACTCTACCCTATCTAATATATCATCTTGCTCGCTATAGTCTCTAGTAAGGTCTTTTGTCCATTCAACAGTATTCCAGTTTGGAGTATTGCTAACATCAATATATGTAGTGAATATCGGAGAAGAAAATAAGGGTAAAATGTTGTGATTCATATGTATAATTATACATTTTCTAGTATTGTAAACAAGTTTTCTGACATAAATAATAATATAGAATTTGGAGAAATTATGCCGGGATATAAAATAGCAGTTTATTCACCTAGTAAAGATGAAATAGTATATGACACTGATACTACAATAGTTCCTGCTGATCAACTGCATGTTGTAGGTGAAAGAGGCAGGGCATTACAATTGGCTCAAATAGCTGTCGGACAAGCAACTGATTGGATTGAGCAGCCAGAGTGGATCGCTGATTAAAAATATCTAAGTGAAGGATTTTTAATTAAGGCGTTGAATTCACTGTAAGAATAATTTTCTACTAACATACGTTCAGTCGTGCGCTGAATTTCATTAATTTTATCTATAGAGTCATTGATTAAGAAATTATCAAGACTATTTATCCCGACACCTGAAGGGAATTTGCCTATTCCTGCTAGTACAAATTGCCATAAATGCCATCCGGCAGCTCCGGGATATTCATTAAAGTCGTTTTGAGTAGGCATTCTTGTTTTACACATTTCAACAATAGTTTCAGTAAATGGTGTTAGAGTTTTTCCAGCAGTAATATGTCGCCAAAATTCCGTATCTGTTCTGCCGCCCAAGTAATGGCCTACTAAGAAGTCTTTAAAATCATCGTACATTTTTCCTGTACGCATATTATAGTGCCTAATACAAGCTGGATTTATAGTTTCTTCTAGTGTAGGTTTCATATATTCAAATACAAAATTAAGCATTTGTATGATTATACTGTGAACACTAGTAGCTTCTAATGGTTCAGTAAACGCACTACTTAGCCCTACCGCTAGACAGTTATTGACCCATACATTTTCTAATCTTCCGCTGTTAAATTTTATATGTTGTGTAATTTCAACTTCTTGCCCCAATGTTTGTTCAATTTCAGCATGAGCTTGATCTGGAGTAATAAAATCATCAGAAAAAATATATCCGCATCCTTGACGCTCCTGTAACGGTATTTGCCACATCCATCCAGCACCTTGCGCCCATGAATGCGTATAAGGATAAGGTTTTTCTCCTTCTTTATATTTTAAAAAAAAAGGCAATGCTGAGCTTACTGGCAAATGCTGTTTGTAGTCGATCCATTTATTATCTAATTCTGACATTAGTAATCTTTTAAATCCGCTAGCATCGATAAAAAACTCACCTTCTATGGTTTGAGAATCTTCTAGTGTAACAGATTTGATCATGCCTGCTTCAGAAATGTTAACACAATTAATTTTTGCATCAATGTGCTTAACTCTGCCAGTAGCTAGACATATTTTTTTAAAATAATTTCCCACTAAAAATGTGTTAAAATGAAGTGCGTGTGTATCTGTTGTAAATTTATTAGTGGTGCGGCTAATAGGAGAAATATCATGTTCAATCATATTGCCAAATAAAGTTGATAAGTGTAATTTTTCTCTAAAATTATCTAAACCGTATCCAAATATGCCGTCGGGTATTCCTCTTCCGGTACTAGATCCATCAATAGGACCGTAATAGAATTGCTTAGTGTCGGGAGTCCATCCAGTAAATTTAATTCCGTATTTTAATGTTGCGCCAGTTTCTCGCATAAATTCAATAGGATCACATCCAAAGTCCCATATAGCATTTGTTACAACATCTAATAGCGCACCTGTAGAACTTTCTCCTACTCCTATAATGCCCTCTTTGCTAGATTCAATAACTGTGATATTATGATAAGGTTTAACTTTAGCAAGGAACAACGCAGATAACCAGCCAGCAGTTCCGCCACCTACAATAACAATATTCATTGGGATCCTTTATTTTAGATTATTTATAGAAAAAAATGACTAGTATTTGTATATTTGAAGCTAAATATACTATAACGGATATCGGAGACTATTTCCATGGCATCATTAACCAGTACAAATTTACCATCATCGCAAACTTATAAAATACAGTCGGGTAACACTGCGGGTAGACCAAGCGCCAAGCAAGGCACTTTATATTTTAACACAGATAACGGATTTTTAGAAGTTTACAACGGTACAGCATGGGTACAACATGTTTCCACAGAAACACAAGGCGGAACTATTGTCGAGTTTTCAACCCCAACCAGCACATCTTTCACAGTACCTGCCGGTGTTACTAGTATTTCAGTACTAGTGTTAGCAGGTGGCGGTGGCGGCGGTGCTGGAACAGCAGGTGGCGGCGGTGCAGGCGGATTGATCTATGTTGAAAAATATCCAGTAGTCGGTGGAACTAGCTATCCTGTTACTGTAGGTCAAGGTGGCGGAGCACCTGGACTAAACGGCGGTAAAGGCAATAACGGCTCAAACTCAAGTTTTAACGACCTAGTTGCCATTGGTGGCGGCGGCGGTGGAACTGGTGGTCCAGGTAATAGTCCGGCTAACTCGGGTGGATCAGGCGGTGGTGGAACATGGTATCCAAGTAATCAAACTACAGGTGGTGGTGGAACACAACCAAGCCAACCGGGTTGGAGTGGAATTTATGGATTTGGCTATCCGGGTAATCCGACTGGTGGTAACTGCGGTGGCGGCGGCGGTGCTGGTGGAGTAGGTGGCGCATGGCTTCAAAACGGAAATAACGGCGGCGTAGGTCGTTACGATAGTATCACAGGAACACCTATAATCCGTGGCGGTGGTGGTAATGGTCAAGCTAATACTCCAGGCGGCGGCGCACCAGGCCGTAATCCATGGGGAGGAGGTGGCGGTCCTAACGGTGCAGGTTCATGGCCAGGTGGTTGGGCACAAGGAGCAGGTGGTGGTGGTGGCTGGGACTACGGTAGTGGTGCCGGTGCCGCAGGCGGACCTGGTGTAGTTATTATTAAATATTAAGAATTACAAACCAATATTAAAGGACATAACGATTTTTTCGTTCATGTCCTTTTTTATTGTGGTGCCATGAAGCATATTACTTTTGAATAATAATAATCTGCCGGCCACACATTGATAATCAACCGATCGTTGATTGATTTCAGTAGGAGTATCAGGTACTAATATAGTATCAGTTATATCGTTGTAAAATTGTATGTAATCAGTGTCACTAGATTTAACATAAAACGCACCAGATAAAATACTGTTGCTATGTATATGCGGAAACAAATAGTTCCCTTTAGTTGAACTATTAGCCCATAGTTGTTTTAATTTCATTACACTAATAGATTGTTCAGAATATCCTAATTTTTCTAAAAAAATAAAAGCACTATTTTGTATTTCTTTTACCAATGGTTGAAACTGTACAACATTGTATAAATCATCCATGGTAGCATGCGTCGAATTTACATATTGGAAATCAGTCGAAACTGTGCCTTTACTAGTCATAATATTGTGGATAATTTGTTCGAACTGCGCTAGTTCAGCTAGACACACATTATCAACTACCATAACTGGTTTAGGAAATAATTCTTCAATCTTATGTTCTATCATGTTCTATCTTTATAATATTTTCTTTATTGTAACACGATTTTAAGTACTCTATACCTTGCAGAGTGTACGCACATTTAATCGCAATAGAAAATCTCATTTTTTCAGCGTCAATTGTTATAGGCAATACTTCATGTTCTAATTGACTATCAAATGCTATAACACGCCCAGGTACAAAATCAAACGTATAATGAAATTTTTCAACTTCGTTATAAAATTTAATTTCGCCTCCCCATGTACTTTCCCAATGTTTATTTGGAAATATCAATACTGTAATTGTGCCTTCTACGGAACTATCACAATGTCTGCTGGTCTGAGCCATATGGCCATAACCATTGATATAGTACGATCCTGCGTATAAATCTGTACCGGTAGAATTTGCTATAGTTTTTAATAAAGAATCCAATCTTGTTTTATAAAATTGATCTTTTGTCAAATAACAAGCTATACGTTCATCTCGGCTATGTGTAAATTTGCTAGTACCATGACTAACTGTATAGTTTCCAGATAAACAAGTGTCGTGTAAGTATTCGATATAATTTTTCTGTAAGAAATTATCGAACACAAAAATGTTTTTTGAATTTAATACGTATCTATCAAAATTAGTAGGTTTCATTTGTTTTTTTCTATAACGATCTAACATACTTATCAGCACAGGATCTAAGTTTCCATTAGTTTGACTTTCTAAATTTGCTAGTGCTATTTCAAATAAATCTGTATTTGATCCATTTAATATACTGTTATCTCGATCAGGAATATTACAAAAATCAAATACTAATTGTTCTGCGTAATTGCCAATTAACGAGCGTATTTTATCTCGGGTTAATTCTAATCCGGCATTAAAAAAATCAGTTCCATATACTGAATGATATAATCCGGCTAATCTTACATCTTGAGAAAGATTTTTTTCTGTTAAAATGTTATAAACTTCTAGACAATGCTCTATGTATAACCCTTGCCCGTGCGATATTTGTTTGTCTAAATCGGCCAAATATTGAATAGCATTTTCAATCACGTACAATCCTAAAGTTTCCAGAAATACTAATACGTTCGCCTTCGCATTTAAAAGGAAATACAGTATGTGCTAACTTAGCTGGAAAAATAAACAAATCGCCTTTTTCAGGTATAAAAGATTGTGTGCTAGCCGCCCAATCGTTATCCTCGCCATACCTAAATGTAATAGCTCCTGGCCCAGCACTAGTGCCTGTGTAATTTTTATTTTCTTCTCTTAAATTTTCAGGTATGTTTACATAAAATACAAATGAAAAGTCGCCGCCGTGCGTATGTTCAGGGTTATATTCATTTGCCTTTTGAAAATTAATCCAGTATTTCATTAGTTCTAATTCTGGCATTTCAACATTTTCTTTTTGATACCATTTTTTTGAAAATTCTAAATATAATTGTAAGTATGGGTGTAGTATATCTACTAAAAATTTTCTATCTTCTTGTTTGGTAAATGTCTTAACATCTTCAATAATACTAGCAAGATTTTCATTTAATGGAATTGTAAGTTCTTGACCACGTCTTAAAAATTCGTCGCATATAGGCAAGGGAATTTTACTACTCCATAATAACGGTCCCCAGTAGTAATAGTGAAATTGTTCTGGTAAATTATTCATAATGTTCCGGTATAAATGTTACAACGCAGACTACGCGACGTTCAGGTTCTATACAAAATCTATTGGCATGAAAATGCCTACCATCAAATACAGCAATCTTGCCTTTGACTGGTGCAATTTCTGTTTCTATGGTATAGTTAGTATCTAAACTGGTTTCAGAATGTACTACGCCTTTGCCAGAGTCGTCTCTTTCCTTAAATATAACGGTAGATCCCCGGCTACACGTATTAAAATACATAAGCATATTGTAGTGTGGAATACTATGGTCTACATGGGGGTCGGAGTGCGGATATGTATCGCAATGCATTGTTAAGTTAAGAGAACATCTAAGCACTTGTTTAATTTTAATTTCGTGACGTATACAAAAACTTTCAAAGATGTCTTTGATTAAATCCCAGGCTTCGGAATTCACACGTATTTCTTCTAAATCTTTATCATAACGAGGAATAACATCATGCCCAAAGAATGGAAATTTTGTACTAGTAGAATACGTTTGAAAATGCCAAGGGAAATCTGTGCCCATAATCCAGCTATCTATTTCTGCTAGATATTTTTTTGAGATTGAATTTTCTTCTTCTATTAAAAACATATCAGATTACATTACAGTTGATCACACACCGCATATTATTTTTTGGAAGTGTGTTTGAGTGATACACACTGCCATTAAAAATTACTAATCGTCCTTGTTTAGGTTGTACTTTATTTGCAATTTCAGCATCGTCAAAGTTTGGTCTTGGACTTCCAGAGGGATCGTCTATTCTGTTAAAGAATACAGTTTCACCGTCTGAGTCATTGACGTAATACAAGCATACCAGGTGTGGGATCGGAATATCCACGTGTGGGTTTGTTATGCCTTGATGGGTAGTCAAAGGCATTTGTAAAAACGATCTTCCATAAATCAGTGAATTAAAATTAAAATTAATTTTATTACATGCCAGTTTAACGACTGGTAAAAACAAATCATAGATTCGTTGATTCAGTATACCGTTATCGTTATAAAATACGTTAGCAAATCCCGGTGATTGTGTAAACGCAGGATTAAAATTACCATTTGTAGATTCAGATAATGATCTTTTTAAAAACCATGGATGATTTAAAGTATCAAATAACGATTCTTTTATTAATTCTTGATAGTTTCCGGGAATAATATCATCGAGTACATAAATTTTATCTATCATAATGTTATTCGTCTAGTATGATCTGTTATTACACACCGTGGCATAATGTTAAAACTTAAAGAAATTCTGTTTAAGTTTTCGTCAAAATTGCCAGGCCTTGTTCCGTGATGTAACCAACTAGGAAACATAATTAATCTGCCTTTTTTAGGTTCAAATTCGATAGTTCTTAATTTAAAAATAGAATTTTGAATATAGTCAGGTGAAAGTATTTCGCTACTAGGTCTTGGATCTTTAAATCCGATATTTCCTGGAATACCGGGAGCTTCGAGATACATCACTCCGGAGTAATAGGAGTTAGCGTGTGGGTGTAATGCATGTCTATTTTTAGGTTTAGACACATTAGCCCACATGCAAGTCATATAAAAGTCATCTCTTACTAGACCTATATAGTCGAACACTTTCCCAACTTCTGACAATATAATATTTTTTATTTCAGAGAACTCGGGTCTTAGATCTAAGTTATCTGGTGTACACCAGCATACATCGTCACCACCACCTTCACCGTTATCCAAAATAGCTCTAACGGCCAAGGACGCCTTGTCACAAAATTCTGTATCTGAAAAATCAACAATGTGAACAGGCGTTGGAAATATTAATTGAGTTTGCCGAGAAACATTCATATTACATAGTAGGATCCGGTGCTTGTGGAGCTGTTTCGTCTACTTCAACTCCAAAATCATGTCTTAAAATGTTTTTAATCTGTGTTTTAGCCATTGTTTCGTGCGGTGCAAACTCCTCGTGTGCTAGCAAATCTAACAATGCTTGTTTGAATTCTTCATCGGTTGTTTTGCCAGATTGATGATCTTCAATAACTGAAAGAATTGTTGTAGAGTGTGCTTGATCGATAGCTACGTGAGCTTTACCAGCTTCATCGATATCCGGTGCTCCTGGGTGTTCTTTGTGAAAATTTAAAGTATCTATAAAACGTTGTGTAATTGTTGCCATAATTGACCTCCTATAACGATATATGACACTTTACTTATCATAATTCCGACGGCATTCAAAAATTTTCTTTAAATAACACATGGATCCCATAATTATAGACGACTTGTTGCCATCTAGTTTTGTTAACGAACTAGAATACACCCTAACAAATGTTGGCTTTGACTGGCATTATAACCCGGCAGTTTCTTACTCAAACCAAGAGTTAACAGATAGCTTTATAAAAAACGATTCTAATATTTTAGAAACTAGAGGACTAATACATCGTTTCTATTTTGATAAAACTAAATCAAGCCAATATTGTGATTTTGTAAGACCAATCTTATATTTTATAGAACACATCACTCCGGTTAATTCCTTAGAAAGAATACGTGGAGTATTGGCACCCAGGGATATCTATCCTGAAAAATATAATGCTCCGCACATTGATCTTAATATTCCACATAAAACATTAATTTACTATGTAACAGATTCTGATGGTGGAACAATATTGTTCAATGAAAAATATAATGGAATACACGATCCGTCTAAAAAAACTATAGCCCATGAAATACAAGCAAAACGTGGAAGAATTGTTATATTTGATGGGCTACAATATCACACTGGACGTATCCCAATTGAACAAGATAAAGTATTAATTAATATTAACTTTACCTAGGTGGGGAATATTTTTCGTATACACCGTGGATATAGTTAATGTATTCATAATGCCTAGAACCACTGACTGTGCGTCTACGTTCTTCAAAATCAAAATAGCGTTTGATTCCAAATTCAGTTACATCATTTAGTTCACCAAAGTCTCTAGGTGCTACCGGATACCCCATCTGAACTAGCCATGTAGTCCAATTTGGAGCTGTAAAAAAGTTTGAATCCTTGCCACCCTGAGGCATTAAAGTAGTTGAATCAGCTAGCCATTCTTCATAGAATTTTTGTTTATCACTAACTTTAATAGTTTGATCGACTGCCTGCCAGAACGGTTCGTTACGTTCTGTCTTAGCATAGTGCATACTGACAAAATCGATACTTTCTTCAAAGAAACATTTCATGGTATTATTGTAAATTTCTACATCATACTCGGTCCATGTAAAATCAGTTAGTCTTCTACTCAACTGAAAAATACCTTCTGTAATTAAAGCAAGCCCAGTACTTTCCAATGGCTCGATAAATCCGGCACTCAATCCTACGCTAACAACATTTTCATGCCATATGTTATTGTTATAGTAAGGAGTCCAATCAATAACCTTTAATTTGTCTGGAGTAATTCTATTATCCCAATATTCACAGAAATATCTTTTAGCATCCTCTGGATCTGTAATTGATCGATTAAAAACTAAACCAGACCCAATGCGAGATTCAACGGGAATATTCCATATCCAACCACAGTCTACTGCTTCGGAAATCACATATGGATGAAGTTCTTTTTCTTTATCTTCGTATGGAACATGGCCAGCAACGGCGGTATCGCAAATCAATCTGCCAGATAAATCAACGCGATCTGGATTAAATTGTAATAGTGATTTAAATCCTGTACAATCTAAAAACAAATCCCCTTCTATTTGTTGGCCATCTTTAAGAACAATACTATGCACTGAATTATTATTGAGACGGTTAATGGAAACCATCTCAGACTGTATAAACGTTACTCTATCTTGTAACTTACGTTGTATATAAGTAACAAGTTTTCCAGCATCTATATGATATGCATATCTTGTATTTTGTGGATCAATTGTATCATTAAGAATAGCAGATTCATAAAATGCCACTCCAGTTTGTTTAAAATCAAGATGCTGATTTCTACTCCACAAATCGTGTAGATTAAGATTTAAATCGGTCATTACATTCATCAAGAAAGGATGCCAGACTACATTTTCTTTGTTAACCCATCCTGGAAACAGAATACCTGCTTTGAATGTAGCATCTATTTCAGGAACCCATTCACGTTTATCAAAACCGCAGTGTTCGAGAAACAATTCAAAATTCATCAACGTGCCTTCACCGACACCTACAGGGTTTCCGATTTCTTTATCAACTACTGTGATATCAAAATGACGAAAATTGTGTGAAAAATATGCGGCAGATAACCACGCAGATGATCCACCACCTACAATCACTAACTTTTTAATTGTGTTCATCGTTTAATTCCATAGATTTAATAATAGGAATTAATTTTTCTAAATTCCTTATATCTGAACACACTGCTAGCAATGGATATTGAATAATATTAGGTTCAACACCTTCTTGAACATATCCTTGTATAGAACAATATAATCCCGCTGTCCTACAAGCAACAACAAAAGGACTTGATTCTACATCGTATTTAGGAATTTCTTTAATTTTAAATTTTACCTTAATCGATTCAGCAAGATCTTTAAGACCTTGATTTTCTAACATAGTTGCTATTTCTAATGCCGCTGCCTTGTTTTCATCGGTAATATTACCGTAGTCAAAGATATATTCCATACCTCTTGTTGGATCTGATACTGCGCCCATATTTTTCTCCTTAATTAATAATCAGCTTGAAATCTTTTTGGAATACCTATGATCGGTCTTCCGTCGAACATGGGTTGATTTTCCCATTTTTTTTCATTGTAGTGCATAAACAACTGCGCATGCCCTAGCCCTTTAAACTTATCTCGCCAGTGTTCTAATTCTATTCCGCGATAGATTACCATATCGCCTGGCTCTAGTTTAACTTCTAATCCATCCGGAGTTTGTCCGGTTATATCTTCCATATAAATCGGCCATCCATAGTTAGGATCTTCATCGATAAGATTAGAAGTATCGTAACCTAGGCATATTGTAGTGCTTATTTCGCAACTAAACCTATCTCTATGTTTTGCCAATTCAACTCCTCTTTGATAGTGTCTCCAGTAGGTATAATTTGGAATTAAATTTAATCCTGTGTAATTAGATATTTGTGGCAAACATGAAGTTAATAATGTGTCCATCAACGTATCTCCATATGCGCTGTAGCATCCCGGAGCTTGTATATCTCCCCATTCGCCGTCCCATTCTTTATTAAAAGACTTTTTGTCATACGTTGATTTAAAATCCATAGCCATGACTTGAGTAATACAGTATCTGTAAACTAAACCGACGATGTTTGGATCAAGAAATTTTTTAATAATCACATATTTATGATTGTTGAAATATTCTTGTGTTTGTTTTGATATGTCTGTCATAAAATTCCTAAATTATTTAAATGGATCGCCTAAACACCATAATACTAAACTGTATCTTGTACCACGACTAATTGGAGTCACACAATGATCAACAAATGAAGGAAACACAATTACCGAACCCTGTGGCCTGATTTCTGTACATTCATAAAATTGTTCACCGTTTTCAATATGCTTGCCATAGTCAAACATTAAATTGCCACCGTCGTAGTCTCCGGGTTCATTTAAATTTAATGTCATAGAAATTTTTCTAACTTTACCAATCATATATTCAGCATCTGTGTATTGATCAGGCAATAACCCTCCGGGTCTTAGTGGTTTTTGTGTAATGCCATGGATATATCTTTTATATACTCCGTAATGATCGCTTGGCCCATCCTTGTGCCAGCTATAAAATCCATTTGGTTTATATACTGTAAATTGAAATTTTTCTGAACAATCCCACTGCCACTTCCATCCAGCTTTTTCGTTGGCCTCTGAAATTAATGGATAGATTAAATCGTAGATCCATTGATCTCCTAACCATGCTACGTCACTATCTCTAACATACGTAGGAGTGTCTATTCCTTGTTCTTTTAATTGACTTGCTGAAAATTCACCCTGGGGTATAGCATTTGGCATGGCATCTTTTTGACGATCTCCACCAGTAATTGCTGAAACACTCCTCCCTTGCGATTTTTCAAATTCAATAGTTTTTAAACCAAGGTCGATAATATGTCTACAATCTTCAGGTGATATAACAGATTTAAAATAATAATATTGATTTTTTAATTGCATTTGTAAGCCCAGTTTATTAAATTGTTGATTATTTATGAAGATTGTTTTTATAAATCTTTAAATTAGATCCACTAAATCAAAGACTGTTTGTAATTTAGTGCGGATGGTCTTTGAACTAAAACTATTACGTAATCCTTGATGCAGAGGTTTAGGAGCACGATCTATTGTTGCCCATGCCCAACCATTGTGTTCATCACTTAGTTTAGGTACAAACTCTTCCTTAATAACACACAGATATGTGTGGAAATTAAACACCTTGTCATTACTGACAAATGTTTCTAAAGGTATTGTTTTAACTATATCGGGGCACTGCCCAATTTCTTCAGTAATTTCACGTTGAAGACCTTGCCACGGAGTTTCGCCGACTACATTAGTGCCGCCGACTAGCCCCCATGTACCTTCGTGCTTGCCATGCGCTTTTTGCAATAATAAGAACCGTCGTGTAGATTTAGCATAGAACAATGCACCACTACAAACTATCGGTTCTTTTATAGTATTATTTTCCATTGTGCGGCAGTATATTCACCTTCAAAGCTCTTAACCCATGAAACACCGTTCCATAAGTATTGAACTCCTGTGTATATATTAGTTTGCCACACCATGGTGTCTGATTCTTGGCTAGAATTAAAGATTACGTTCCATGAAGATCCAGTGTATTCTATAATATCATTTGCCAGTGCTACTAGATTGCCCCATACTTCTGATGGTGCTGTATTACTAGGATCGCCTATATCTTCAATGATTAGATATCTTGTACCTACAGCAGGTGCATCTGGAGTATAGGTCTGAGGATTTATGATTGCATCAAAAGTTCCGGGACTGCTTGGTCGGTAACTTCCGGCAATATTATAACCGGCATCAGTAGCCAGCTTACCAGCACTGTCTATGCCAGTGTTTGATGTCAATGAATCTGTATTCCAATTTACTTGAAGGATATTGTCGTTAAGCGGATTAACAGCAAATGTACCAATAACATACGTGCTATTAGGTTGTGACAAGTATATCATACTAGATCCTGCAACGTACTGCCCGGGGAATTGACTAAACACTTCCGACCAACTTTGTGCTGGACCTGTAGGAGTTTGTATATCTAGTGTGGGATTTGGTGGAATTACCCCGTCATTCTTACCCATCAACTGTACTTGATTATCATACACTAGGATTTTAAATCCGCCAATCGTAGTAGTTTCTTGTGCAACCAACTGACCAAATGTTGTTGACCCGCCATTGGTTTGTAGCGCAGGGTCAATTCCTAACCCTTCAATGTAACCCGTTGGCTCAGTAGTGCTACCTGAATACACACTAGTGATAATTTTAGTAATAACCCCAAGATGTTTGACCTTGACCGGGGGACTAATCCAAATAGGGCTATCTAGTGTTAGTGTTCCTACATCAATAGGAGTATCATTGCCCACCGGAACTTGTCGACTTGACCAACTTAAAGCATTTAAATTTAATACACTTAGACTTGTCCAGTCGATGTAGTTGTCAGTAGTTTGCAGTTCTAAACTTGGATTAAACAGAACTAATATCTGTTCCATGATTTGTAACTTTTGATCAGTGCTTGACGTCCAAATGTCGCATTTCATAGTCAGCTTAAACGGTGTGGGCATTATACGTTCTACAGTATAATTGCGACCTTGAGCGCCGGTATATGCACCGGTTGTAGAATTTATGTCGCGTTCACGAAAATTCATTTTACTAACATAACTGGCATCACTTAGTCGGTCACGATCTAATTCTAAAGCTGTTACATATATGCTGATTCGCGGAATTGAGTTGACCACATTTTCACTACCTTGTCTAACGATGCTGGATACTTGACGATCAGCATCACCATACATAACAGGAACTTGATGTAGGCTACCGTCACCATATTTGACCACAAAATTACTAAACACACGAATTGTCTGTGTGATATATCTTCTTATCTGACCGTCATAAAACCATTGCATTATAAATCCGCCCTAGGTTTGAGAGCAGTAGAAAGACTAGATCTTTGTGCATCTCGTTGTGTATATAGTGTTATGATCCACTGTCCTGCTTGAGGTATGACTTGTTGTGTGCCGTCGATTGTTGGCAAATTAATTTGTATCGCATAATTTCCCGGAGACGTTTGCCAATAGTATACCAAACCATTGTATCCACTAGTCAATGCTGGATAATCGCTAACAGCATATTCTAGTTGTGTAACACCCTGTTTGATCACCACATATAGTGCAGGAGATCCAGTGGCATACACAATATTAGTATCAATAACTGTTTGACCTTCAATTAGTGTAATCGCGTCGGTAGCAATTTTTCCAGTATAGGTATAATTGCTATTATTAATAAATCCGGTCTTTTGTGTGTTTCGCGTGTCGTTGTTGGTCATGGTCATTTGCACAGCGTCTTCAACTTTCATCCATGTTTGCGTTGGCCCATCAAATCGGAATAGTCTGTTAGGATAAAAATCTGTACGCAAAAAGAAATCGTCGGTACCTGGTTGTTGAGGAAACTGTATACCAAATCCAAAGTCGTAACCGTTAACTGGAAATCCATCACCTATCAAATAACCAGTGTAGCCTGTGCGTACTGGACGAGCATTGTTGTCATTGGCACGATAACTCATTTGACTAGCATCTAAATCAGTTTCATCTGCTGTTTCTAAACGAGGCTTGCCTGTTGTAGGATCCACTGACAATGTGTAAAATTGGCGAGTTTCATAACCACTTGTTGGAGCATCAGCTTCGGCTTGCGCCACAAGTTGTGCATTGATCTCAATTTCTGTATTAAATGTACTGAGTAAATCTTTAAGTGTAGTACCCGCTCCTACTGGATCTCCATTAATGTCCTTAGCTGGTTGATCAAAGATTGATGCAAATTGTTGACTATCAGTTACACGTTTTAATTTTAATCTATATAGATGTGGGAACCAAGTAACTGAAAATCCTTCTGAAGCACGACCTACGTCTTCGATAACATAGTATCGAGGTAAGCTAACATCAAAATCATTAAGAGCAAAATCATCACGCAGGTGGGGAAGTTCTAAAACGTCACCACTAACTGGTTTACGACCAATATATTTGACAAAATCATTAATATGCACAGTCATGTATAGGGTGTCGTTGTCGATAAACAAACCGAACTGACTTAGATTAAAGTCAATATTTTGTACATTATACATGCCACGAATACGATAAATTTCAGGATCATAAGTACGATCGCGATTTTCTAGGAATAATAAATCCTGGATGTTTGTAACTGCTGTAGTAGCATAGTTTGGTTGAGATGCTGTGGCATTTGCCGGGTCGGTATTTGCACCTAAATATTTGTGCAGATATACGTCAGTCCCGCCAGCCTGAAACATTTCGCTAGCTTGGCGGTCTATAAACTTATAGTCCAACCCTTTTTCTGGTTTAAATAAACTTAATCTTGGCATAGTAACATATTTATCGATAGCTAAATATAGTAAGAGGACAATAATATGGATGATCTGCCGTCAACAACCCAATCAAATTCTACTGAAGAACGTAACAAAGTATTTGATTACGTAAAGCAAATGCTAGGTGACGGCATGGTTGAAGTTGAGCTAGATCCTAAGCATTATGAAACAGCCCTAGATCGTGCGCTGGTACGATATCGTCAACGTAGCCCTAACGCGGTTGAAGAAAGCTACATGTTTTTAGAACTAATACAGGATCAAAATGAATACAGATTACCTGATGAAGTTATCACAGTACGTCAAGTGTTTCGTAGAGCTATTGGCTCAAGAACTGGTATTGGTGCAGGCGGTACGCTATTTGAGCCGTTTAATCTAGCCTATACTAACACCTATCTGATGTCAGGTAGCATGATGGG